TTATCCGACATTTGCCACTTTTTTAGAAGGCTCTTCAGACAACTCTTGTACGAGTTTTGCTGTTAGCCTATCAATTGTTTTTTGCTGACTATCTATAGTCTTTTGTTGTGTGGAAATTACTGAGTAGAGTTTTTTCTTATCTGTATCAATCTCACTTTTTTCTCCCATAACAAGCCAATTAGCATCAATCCATTCGAAGCTCTCTATAATCTTCACGATGAGTTCATAACTTGGTTTATTCCTGTCTTTGGCGATACTTCTGATAGTTTGATCGCCAATGTCTATTTTTCTTGCAAAAGAGCTGATAGTATGTCCCTCTTTTTCAATAATATAGCGAACTCGATCGTTTATAGTTTCTTTTTCCATGAGCCCTGCTTTAAAATTTAAATTCATTTAAATGAGTGAAATAATCACTCAAATGTTTGTGTATTCCAAAAATATGTTGCATCTTTGCGCTACGTAATAATTTATGCGCTACGAAAATAGTAAAAAATATTTGAAGTAGCAATAAAACTTAAAAAAAACATCAAATATGGAATTTAAAGATTATGTAAATTCTTTGCCAAATGAAAGAGAACAAACCATTATGGATTTGGCGAAGATTTGTCGAGTATCGAATTCGACAGTGTACAGATGGTTACGAGGCGACTTTATGCCAGACCCTCTGAAAAGAAAGGTCATTGCGGATTATTTGCGAAAATCCGAAAAAGAACTCTTCCCCAATGTGTGATGAGTGTAGGAACTGTAAGTTCCACCGTAATTGTATTAATGGGCTGTATTGCTTAAAACTCAAAGAGTATGTACAATACAGCAATATAAAAAAATGTCAATCTAAGAAGAAACTATGAAAGTAAAAGAATTTGAAGAAGCTATAGATGCTCTTGGTAGTGATATTGTAATTGACGAGATGAAGTTAAGACATTCATACGTCAGGCAGGTAAACGGACATAAAGGCGACCTACATATTGTATGGGACGAATATGGTCGAGCTTATTCTTATAAAAAAGAAGATGAGAAAGACATTTTCCTTACACAAAAAGAAGATGGAAAATTCCACAGTGTTATTGGTATACCTCTCAAGAGAGAGATGAAATTTGACCTTAATATCAAGCAACTATGACCAGTATAAGAAGAGTAAGGAAAGCCTTTAAGCGAAAGTCTGGCATTAAGACTATCACCTGTCGTGTTTATTACAAAAATAACCAAAACCGTCCATTCAATATTTCTCCAATACTTCGAAAGAAGCTAAGAAGAGTATTTACTGAAAAAATGAGAATTAGTTTAAAAAGACCATGTACATCGACAAAGACAGTTGGGGTAAATACTCCATCAATGATTTAACCGAAAGGGAATTATTCCTACTAAGAGAGTCTCTCAGGGTATATGCACAATTAAATTTGGGTCGTATACATCCTGCGGACAACGTTGCGATATTAAGTTTTGACCACCAATTCAATAGCATCACACGACATGGGAAAGAAGGGCAACAGAAGATGGAACTCCCAAGACGATGAGTTTGTAAGGCAAAACCTTGGAAAAATGTCGTTTGAAGATATGGGGAAACACTTGGAGCGTAGTCCTATGTCTGTCAGACTTTACGTATTGCGCCGTAAATTGACAACAGGTCAGTTGGTAAAGCGAAATTTATTGATAGCACTGCTTAAGATAAAATTTCGCCATCCCGAGGACTTTACCCCTACAAGACTCTTTTACAACGAGACAGGTATTGGGCAACGTCGGTATTGGGATTTATATTTTGGACGAAAGCCTATTACAGGCAAGGAATATGCATCCGTAGCAGAATATCTGGGTGTATCCATAACGGAAAGTATCGAAAGCCGACAGCTGGAGTTGTTTACAGAAGAAGATTTGAAAAAATGATAGATAAGAATTTCATAGATAAAGTAAAATCTGCGCTAAATATAGTAGATGTTATTGAATCTTTTACACATTTACATAAAGCAGGTGTGAACTATAAAGGTGTATGCCCATTTCATGACGACCATACTCCCTCTATGATGGTTAGCCCGTCAAGGCAGACCTATCATTGTTTTGTTTGTGGAGCGAGCGGAGATGTCATAGCCTTTATTCAGCACCACCTGAATATGGATTTTATGTCAGCTCTTCGTTGGTGTGCTACTCAAGCCGGATTAGAGTTCCCCGAAAAGGAAATGAATCCGGAAGAAGAAATGCGCTACAAGCAGAAGGCAGCACAGCGAATTGCAATAGAAGCTGCAGCAAAATTCTTTCAGAAAAATTTGCAGCAGGCGGAGAGTTTCCTTGCTACGCGCGGATACCATATTTCTGATAAGGCTTTAACCGATTTTGGTGTCGGGTATGCACCTATGGGGAATGTGGCGATGTCAGAACTCACCAAAGCCGGCTATTCCCTGCAGATGTTGCAAGATGTAGATGTAGTGGGCAATAATGAAGGGCGCACCTATGACAGGTTCAGAGATAGGTTGATGTTCCCATTCTATGACATGCAGGGGCATGTCATAGGATTTTCGGGGAGGATCATCACACCTAAAGATGGTGTCGGGAAATATGTAAACACCGGTGAAACACCTTTATTTACAAAAGGCAAGCATATCTTCGGACTATATCAAGCCCGGCAATCTATCGGCAAGCAAGGTTTTGTTTACCTTGTAGAGGGACAGTTCGATGTGATGTCCCTGCACAAGGTAGGTGTAGAAAATGTTATCGGTGGCAGTGGTACCGCATTCACCGATGAGCAGGTAAAACTGCTGCTACGCTTTACAGATTACATCGTAATGGTCTATGATGCAGATGCAGCAGGAGTGAAAGCATCGCTGAAGAACTGCGAACTTCTATTGAAAGCCGGAGCAAAGGTGAAGTGTATCCGTCTTCCGAAAGGAACAGACCCCGACGAATTTGCGAAAGAGAATGGTGCTGGGACCAAAGTAAAGCTGCACGGGTTGACGGAATCGTTTCCAACAGCCTTTAAGAAGATGATAATACCGCACGGCTGCAAGGACGAAACAATCATCAGCAACGGGTTGAATACAATATGTTCACTCATTGCTTGTGTTCAGGATGCAGCTCTTCGTCTTGAGTATATGAAATCTGTTACCAAGGAGTTCAAAACTAAATTCAACATCATCGACGAAATCGTGCGAAATCTCCGCCTGAAGATAAAAGAAGTCCTGCCTAAATCAAAAATGCAGGCAGGACTTTTCGGTATAGATTCATTGAAAGAAAACATAAAAAAAGACAGCCCTGCTATTCTGACATCGGTGATGCAGGACTTCCTCGACCAATATGGAGAAGAACCTATCGTATATGTGGCAGGTCGTCCACTGAACAATGACATTCAGGAGATCCGCCGTGTGTATTGTTACTTTATTACTTCGGAGACAGGTTGCAGTATCAATGCAGATGGTGAGGAGAGTGATTACCTACACACGTTGGCAGAGATGTTTCGCTCTGGCATCAATATACAAATCACTCATAATGATGCTACAGGTTCATTTGTAGATTATTATATTGCGCTGCATGCACCTTTCCTAAGAGAATATTTGGGCGATAAAGCCCCTCTTATAAAAAGATGCATCGAGCTCACTTCTTATGTGGAAGAGAGCATTGTTACTATAAAGCGCAAAGACTACTGTTCTGCCCTGCAGCTCAGTAAGGGTGATTTCGACGAAATCCGAAAGCCTTTCGTCCAGAAACGTAAATCTACGCTGAAAGTAAATCAACTAAACGACAACCTTGCAGATGAAGAGTTCGATGTGAACGAGCCTCCCGATTACGTTAAAGAGAATGAGGAGTACCGCAAGATGTGGCGAGAATGTAACTATTACCCTCGCCTTAATAAGAAGAGTGAACCTGTATGCTATATGTTCCGAAACAAGAACGGCAACGGCATGACACAGGTAGCCGACTTCTTTATGACACCATTGCTGCACATTTTCTCTGATGATTTTGAGCAGAATAAACGCGTTCTGCGTATCAACCGCCGCTACTACGACACACCTATTTACATAGAGATACCCTCAAAGGCTATGCTAAAGATGTCATCGATAGAGGAGGTGCTTATCAATTATGAAGCTGTAAACTTCAACGGTGAAGAATGGCAATGGAAAGCCATCAAGACATATATGAGTAGGCATTTCGTAATGTGTTCGGAAGTTAAAACTTATGGGAACCAACAGAGCGAGGGTATGAGCAGAAAGACCGATGAACAATTCTTTTCCTTTGCGAATGGCATATTCCACAATGTCGATGACCAATGGAGATTTGACCCAGTCAATGAACTGGGTGTCGTTACTCACAATAAGAAGAACTACTACCTGCCTGCTTTCTCTACAATTTACGCAGGCAGCGGAAAACAATCAGACAAATACGAACTCATAAGCCAGCTGGTATATAAAGAAGTGCCTGCAGACAAAAGGGTGTCATTTAAGAAATGGGCTTCCTTAATGGATCAGGTGTATAAAATCAACGATAATGGAAAATGGGCTATCATATTTGCCATTATGTGTGCCTTCCGAAGCAACATACACTGTATAGACCGTTTGTTCACTGCTCCGTTTTTCATGGGTCCGATGTCATCGGGTAAAACACAGATAGCAATCTCAATTCGTTCTTTGTTCATATCACCCAACATTCCTATTTTCAACCTGAATACGGGTACAGATGCAGCGATGTCCACTATTATGGGAACGTTTAAGGACGTGCCTGTTGTACTCGATGAGTACAATAACAAGGACATCAGCGATACGAAATTTCAAGCTTTGAAAGGTATCGTTTACGACGGCGATGGTAAGCAGAAGAGAAGAGGTACATCAGGAAGGGAAATCGAAAACGACAAAGTATTCGCCCCCGTCATTATATGTGGGCAGGAAACGCCACAGCGCGACGACAATGCTCTGATGAGCCGTGTCATCGTATGTGAAGTTCCGAAACCTCGCAACAGAACTCCAGAGGAAGTGCGAATATTTGAGGAACTCAAAAACATAGAAGACCCCAACAAAGTAGGATTATCAAATGTCCTCCTGCAGATATTGGAGCTACGACCTATGTTTATGGACCACTTCCGACAATTAAAGCAGGAAGCATACAATGAGTTGAAACAAGATGTTATCAACTCAGGCGAAATGGACCGTCTGATGAAGACTGCCTCCTTATTCTTGGGAACTGTGAAGCTCATTGAGCAATATTCCAACCTGCAGCTTCCTTTTTCTTATGCCGATTTTTTTAAGATAGCACAGGAAAAGATTAAGTTTCAACTCTCACTTATTCGCAGCACTGATAAGCTGGCTATGTTCTTTACAGCTGTAAACAACATGATAGATACCAAGCAGGTTGTTGAAGGTCGCGAGTTCCTCATTGAGCAACCGAAGAATGTTACAGGTAAAGACTCTCGTGGAGATAAACATACCTTCACCTTCGAACCAGGTACCAACGTTCTATTCTTACGCTTGAGTGCCATTTTCGCAATCTTCGACCGTGGAGGATACAATACAGAAGGAAGCACACTCTCCACACTGGAGCAGAATCTACGAAGCCACCCCTCTTATATTGGCACTGTTCCTTCGCGCCGCTTTACATGGGAAGAAACAATTGAGGTTCCAAGAAACGATGATCAGGAAACAGTTGTCAAAGTACGCAAACCAAGAAGTACTTCTACCAGCGCAATTATCATCGACTACGATAAGTTTATGGAATTGTATAACATCGACTTCCGTAGAACATTTACCGAAGAAGCTGCTCCTACAAAGGAACAGGAAACGCCTCCTGCAGCTCCAATCACACCTACAGAACAGGCATTCCCTTTCCCTCCGATGAAAGATAGTGATGAGCCATTTTAAAACAGACAGATAATAACAATATATAAAAAAATAATGAGCAGGGAAACAATATGAAAACATACGTAATCACAATATCAAAACATTTCCTTACAACGCACAAGCGAGCAGGGGAAGAAACGAACTTCAAAGAAAAGTTCCTAAACGGAGAGAAGATACACACTATACGGGTGAATCACCCACTATGGGAGAAACGCATCAAGGAAGCGCAGGAGGGACGTGCCGTGCTATCCGTCCGCCAATGGACGGGGAAACCTTATCGCAGTAAACAGGTGGAAATCGCACGGCTTACTGCCGAGAATGGCATAGGCGTACAGCAATTGGATATATTCGATTTTATGCACCCTGCAAAAGTAGATAGTTGCCAGTTGGTTGATTTAAGAGATTTGGCAAATAACGATGGTCTATCTTTTTCAGACTGGTATCACTGGTTCTGCTTGGCTGATGTAATAAAGCCAATGGCAATTATTCATTTTACTAAATTCAGATATTAAAAAAAAAGAATATGACATATACTCACGCATCACTCTTTTCTGGTATCGGTGGAGCAGAACTCGCTGCCTCGTGGTTGGGGTGGACTAATGTATTTCATTGCGAAATACAAGAGTTTCAGCGGAAAGTTTTAGAGTATTGGTTTCCAAACAGTATTTCTTATGAAGATATTACAAAAACAGATTTTTCGGAATGGAGAGGACGCATTGATGTTCTCACAGGAGGATTTCCTTGCCAACCATTCAGTGTTGCAGGAAAGCGAAAAGGAGCGGAAGATAACCGCTACCTCTGGGGCGAAATGTTACGAGCGATACGGCAAATTCAGCCCACTTGGGTTGTTGGTGAAAACGTTAATGGAATCCTCTCAATGGTACAGCCCAGCAAAGAGACTAAGATGGGACGTACAGACGATTTGTTCGACGAGAATTTCATATACCGAAAGGAACAGAAATTCACAATTGAAGTCATCTGTGAAGACCTTGAGCGAGCAGGTTATTCCGTCCAACCGTTTGTTATTCCGGCTTGTGCCGTCGGAGCACCCCACAGAAGAGATAGGGTATGGATTGTTGCCCACCGTACAGACACAGGGGCTGAAGATTTGCAACAAGGAGGGAAAAACGGAGTTTCTCAATCTTTTTTTACTGCCGACACCAACAGCAATAGACAAAGGGACAGGAAGGATAAACAAATCTTTGAGCAAAGATGCAACAGAACGACCAACATTGGCAAAGGCTGCAAAGATGCAACTTCTTCCAACACCCAATGCTTCGGAGGGCACAAAGTGGAAAACAAAATACAATGCGAACAGTCAAATGGGGAAAGGATTGACGGCAAAGGCATGTTCAGGACTTCTTTTAACACCAACGGCAAAGGATGGAATGCGCTCAGGTATGACGATGGATACTCTGAAGCAGCACAACAAGTCGAAAGCCAATTTGGCAGAGCAGATTGCCCACAAAGTTGGTGGCGGAACTTCCCGACTCAATCCCCTGTATGTAACAGAGATGATGGGTTACCCTTTAAAGTGGCTAACCTTACCCTTTCTCTCGCAAAATGGCGAAGCAAAAGTATCGAAGCCTTAGGAAATGCGTGGGTGCCACAAGTGGTATTTGAGATTTTCAAAGCTATTGATTTTTATGATAAAAATAATAAAGTATGAATAAGGATAAAGATAAAGCACTCATCCTTGATGCCTGCTGTGGTGGCAAGATGTTCTATTTCGACAAGAATGACGAACGTGTCTTATTTCAAGATATAAGAAGTCTTGAAACTACGCTATGCGATGGAAGGCATTTTGAGATAAAGCCCGATATTCAAGCGGACTTCACGAACATGCCATATCCTGACGAGAGTTTCTCCATGGTGGTATTCGACCCTCCGCACCTGAAATACACAGGGAGTTCTAAAGAGTTGAAGGGTTGGCAAATGACAAAGTACGGACATTTAGGCTGCGATTGGAAGGAAATCCTATCAGCTGGATTCAAAGAGTGTTTTCGTGTCCTCAAACGAGATGGATTCCTCATCTTTAAATGGAATGAGACAGACATAAAAGTTTCTGAGGTACTAAACCTCACACCAGCTAAGCCGATTTTTGGACATATATCAGGAAAGCGTGCCAATACACACTGGATATGTTTTATAAAAGGAGGTGTTTATAATCAAATTGGGTGATATAAAAATAAAACTCCTAAATAACTCTTTTAGAGTATATATGCCCCCAATTTAATGATGTAAAGGTACGAAAAAAAAGTGATTTTACCAAATAAAAAAGGATATTATTTTCTCCAAAAACGTTGTTTTTTTATTAGGCGAGAGCCGTGCCAGTCTGCGAAGATAGGTACGGCTCATTTCATATTCTATCCCAACGGAAAAAGCGCAATTTCCCCCGAACCCCCTAAATTTTCAATGAAGCAAGGAAAACACAGCTTTTGAAAAATATTTTTCAGAAAAACCCTTCCTACAATCCTACAATCCTACAAATTAATTTTCTTTTTCAAACGTTATTTACTATAACTATTTATATATCAAATAATTATAGTAATATATTGAAGTAATTATGTATGTAGGAAATGGTGTAGGATTGTAGGACGTTGTAGGAAATAGGTTTTTTCTGTAGGAAACACCTTTTTGACTATACCGTCCTACAAAATTGCACTTTTAAGGCTTTGTAGGACGGTATAGGTTGGTGTTTCTGAGTGAAATAAGTAAAAAAATGATTGAAATATTTTCTATAATCAATTGGTTTTGAGTAACTTTGCATAAACAGCTACAAAATTTGTAGGATTGTAGGACGGTAGGAACACAAAATTTCAAAAATAGAATGCATAAAGAAAAAAGAGCCTTTAAAAAAAATGCTACTATCAAGATTGAGCCCTATCTTGCGGAGTACATTATCGGAAAATACGGTGTGGATAAAAAAAGTGGAACGGTAAAAATACCACACACTTCTGACCTCTATCACTGTATTTGGGAGAACATGTCCAGGCAGCGTGCCAACCAACCTGATAATACTGACGGCAATCTTCGTATTTCCCTCCCATGTCGGAAAGGTGGAGACGGTATTGCCTGGAAAGACCCTGCATATTATAATTATCTGTCTCCTGCTGCAGCAAAGGAAATAGAGAAACAGATTCGAAGAATGTTCAATTTTGAGCTACACAGCGTGTTGCTGGAGAACGAAGAGTTTGGAAGGGAACGTAATAACAGTGAAGTTATCTTTGAGTTCATTCGTAGATATCGTTTATTTTCAATTTCTTCCGATGCATTATTAAAGAACTTTTATCGCTTCCGTAACCTCTTGCACCCGAAAAAGAAGAGGAAATATAAAAAAAGAATATCCGTTTAATATCATTTAACACATATCGAATAGCCGTTTTTGTCAATTAAAAAAGCAAATTATGATAGAATTTTCAAATCTTATAGAAGTCAGCCCTATTGATTCAGGAGTAGGCAGTCAACCAAGAGTATATGAATTCATAGCTGATACTTTCTCTTATATCCCACAACTCTCTGAGAACGAGAGCGGAAATTATTGGAATTGCGACAAGACACTCGTAATAGAAGTGTCTAACAGAAATGCTCAACGCTTCTTCTCTATCGAGAGAAATGCTATTGTGAAGATAAAAACTTCCAATCGCAGAATTTACGAGATAGGCACATTGGATATTCCTGCACGAGTTCAAATTTCATCGAATCTGAACTCTGCCAACCTCGTTATCAAGTGCAAAATGCTTGCAGACCCTTTTTTATAGGTCTTTTGCGTACACCTTATTATATAGTAAATTCGCATCAAAAATAGATTTTGATGAACGAATTACAGAACCTTTTAATTTCAGGGTATCCACTGTTTATCACCATTGATGGGTATCGTCAAGCCATGCTTGCTGCCTTTCCTCTCAATGGTAAGATAGACGAAAATTCGAACCCGAAGGGAGCTTACGGTTTCACACCTACCGAAATAGCTGCTTATCTGAAAGACCACACATGGTATCAATTCGAGACTCATACAGCCCTTCAGGAGCTACAGAAGATGCTGACACAGGAAAATGACATTCCTGGAGTAACACTTACAGATGAGTTCGACAATGAAGAACTTCCTGAAGGCAGTATTGCTTACCATCGTGTTTGGGGTACTGTCATGGCTAACAGTTATTGGTTTTTCTCTTCCAAGCAACTTGAAGCTGACCTTCAGGCAGCGGAAGCCAATCCGCAGATCACCTGCCATTTCCTGCATATCAATTCTCCAGGTGGAGAGGCGTGGTATCTTGACCGACTGAGCGAAACACTGCGTAGCTGCGAGAAACCCATTCTCACATATTATGAACAGATGTGTTGTTCTGCAGGATACTACATCGGCTGTCATGGACAACGTGTCTATGCCCGTACTGCAAATGATTACGTGGGCTGTATCGGTACCATGTGCAGCTTTTACAATTTCGAGGGATATTACGAGAAACTTGGTATCAAGCTCATGAAAGCGAAAGCGACCAACGCTGACTTGAAAAACAAAACTTTCGAAGATCTGTATAATGGCAAAGATGAGAAATACGTCAATGACGTACTCAATCCTATGAATGAACAATTTCTTTCTGCAGTACGTTCTCAGCGGAGTAAGCTCACAGACCTCCCTGATGACGCGCCAGTATTGCGTGGAGAAACATTCTTCACTCCGCAGGCTGTGGAAATCGGTCTTGCTGACGGCAGCAAGACTATGGTGGAAGCCATTTCAGAAGCTATTGCGATGGGAAACGAGTATGCAGATACAAAAAAAATGAAGACTGCCATATACAATATATAATGTTAAATTTTTTATCTTAGTTTTATGAACTTCAAAGAAAAACTTATGCAAGTTCTCAAAATTCTGAATCTTAATCAGAAGTTCGAGAGCAAAACCCTCTCCAACGAGGAGTTCAATTCGTTGGTAGCTGAATACCAAAAGAAGTATCAGACAGAATTGAGCAAAGACCTTGCAGCAGAACAAGCTGCCAAGAAAACGGCAGAGCAGACTGCCGAGTTCCAAAAGACGCTCAATGCCATTCACGAGGTACTTGTTGGTTCTGCTCCTGCAGCTACCGTAGATAACGAAGATGGCAAGCAACCAGCTCAGCAAGCCAATGCTTCGGTTGAAAGCATCATCGCAGGCATTAACGGACTCCGTGCCGATGTTAAGGCACTGGGGGAAAAAGCTGCACCAGATGTTCCTGAGCAGACTGTAAATTCCGCTCCAGTTAGTATCAATGGTTTCGGTAACACTCCAACGTATTTGTTTGGAATAGAGCACTCGATGTTCTCTATGGATAGTCGTTGGAATAAGATAGCTGCAAATCCTCGTGCTGCTGCAGCTTTGCCCGAAGTTGACGAACAAGTGGACGGTGTTGCCTTCCATAAGGCAGCTTGCCAATATGCCAAGTCGCTCAAGCAGCGTTACCAGTATCTTCAGGAAAACAAGATGCTTGATGCAGCTGCACTTGCAAAGGGTACTTATGCTACGAACTACGATGGAGTAGACAACGCAGGTCTTGGAGAGCAGTTCGTTATCTTGCGTCAAGATGCGCTCATTGCTCGCGTGCTCCAAGTACGTGATATGACACAGTACTTCCCTGTTGCTTATGGCTATCAAGACCGTGCTCTGGTCTTCAACACATTCTTCGACGAAATTTCACAGGCTTATCAGTCTGGCGAAGTCTTTAAGGGCGGTATGAAGATAGAGAACCACTATGGTTACGTTGACGACGCCATGATTAAGATGGAATGGGGACCAATGAAGGAACTCGAGCGTAAGTATATCGGCTATCTCAACAAGGAAGGTTCAGATCCTATTAAGTGGACGATGATTGAGTATCAATTACTCAACACCCTCATTACTGCACAGGTAGAACAGAACAAACGTCGTATGCGTGGTATCTATGTTAAGCCAGAACAGGGCGTAGCTGGCAGCTACAACAATGCTGGTACTGGTGTTCTCTATACGCTTCTGCGTTATGTTCACCAGTACGACATCAAGCCACATGCCAATGAGATTTATCGTTCGTACACACAGGCAACATTCCTTTCTGCAGTACAGGAATTCATTGCTGACATACGTGCTTCCGTTACGGAAGACATGGATATTGATCAGCACTGCATCTACTTGAACAAGAACCACCAAGCTTGGTGGATTAAGAATGTACGTGCCACTTATGGCAAGGATACCGACTTCTCTGGTCCGATGGGAGCTCTCAATATAGTTCCTGATACTACCGTCCGTATTATTTGGTTGCCATACCTCGGTCAGCTTCCATTCATGATGCTGCATCAACCAGGCAACATTCAGTTCCTTGAGTTCGTTCCTGGCGAGATGCTCTCAATGAAGATGCAGGAGCAAATGGAACAAGTTCGTGCATGGAGCACTTGGAAAGAAGGTTGTTCAGCATCGTTCACTGGTCGTCGCTTCGACACCAAGAAAGCTATGGACGACAACAACTACGAGTGGCAGCAGATTTTCATCAACCTGTTTGCAGCAACTATCGTCGACAAGTTGGATGCCAACAAGGGTTTCTGGTTGACTACTGGAAGCGCAACAACACAGGAAACTTACACCGACATCGAAAATGCAAAGGCTGGAGTAGCTTACTGCATTGAGTGTGGCGATAAGACTCATCTTCCAAAGATTGCCAAGAGTGGTAAGTTTGCTAATCTCACTGCAGCATTTAATGCTTCAGAGGTAGGCGACTACATTATGGTGATTCTTGGTAACGATGGTAACTTCCGCGAGTTGGAACGCTGCGTAGGTGGTAAACGCACCATCAACAAGGCACTCCAGCCTAACGTTCCTGGAGGTCGCTAATTAGGAATCCATTTTTAATATATAGATATTGTTTCACCGTGGGGAGTGTTCTACTGCTCCCCGCAAAATTTAAGAAAGAAATGATAAGAACAAAAATTCAGAAAAGATGCCGTGCATACAACCCTAACAAGGGGTTCAATTACGCCGACCGTCAAGCTCGCAGAATGTTCATGGTAACATTTGCAGTGTTTGGTTTCGCAATGCTCCTTGCAGCATTACTCGATTACTCTTTGCTCGGTGCTACCGGCTCTTTGGTTTCGTTTGCCTCTATGGCTGTAGTAGGAAATATCGATGATGTGTCTGACCGTGACACGCATGGTTCTGCCATTTCCTACATCGTTTACCTTGTGGCACTTGACCAAATAGACCGCACAAAGCCATTCCCACAGTCCAATAGACAACGCGAGGTTGCACCTATACCTTTAAAACCAGGCGAAATTCCTCATTACTTTGAGGCGCATGATATACCATCCTTTACAGGAACTACAGAAAAGGGAGATATTACGACTTCTGGTGAAAATAGTTTCGTTCTCATCATGGGTGGTGCCCGTGTGAACTTGTACAATTTCATAGAAGAGTACAGTGGTGGAAAGTTCATTCTTTTCTACAAGCACGTTAAGTCTTCTGACTGGTATATCCTTGGTGAACTCGAGCGTCCTATTATCCTTGCCAATACGGAGGTCAAAGACGATAAGGACGGTCGTTATGGAACATTCACCTTTAAGCGTAATTCTGTAGACCTACCACTCCTCTATACTGGTAATCCTGCCGTAGTGGATGCTGGAGAAGTGGCTGCTGGAGCTACAAGCATTACCATTAAGGCAAATGCCAATACCTACAAAATCGCCAATGGTACAACAGGCGCAGCAGCCATTGCGAGCGTATCGGGTCTTACCAAGGCGGACAAGGGGCGATACATTACCCTTATCGGTGCTGGTACCGATAAGCCTGCCACTATTGCCGACGGCTCAACCTTCGTTCTCGAAGACGGTGCCACATGGACGGCAAAGGAAGGTGCATCTATTACGCTCCGTGTTCTTGACACAACGACACTTGTCGAAGTCTCTCGTACAGGAGTATAACACGCTACAGAGAGCAGAAAGACGGCGGTCTGTTTTTCTGCTCTCTTCACTTAAAATAAGAAACTATGTATAGTACAAGAGAAAAGCTTATTCACTTCAACCAGCTTGTTAATCCGCAGGCTGTAGAAGCCGACCTCGCATTGCTGCATAAGAAGAATCCACAAAGCACCGACTTTGTACGATTCGACCATGCACCCGAGAAGAATTCAGAAGATATTCTGTTTGCATTGCTCGATGTTTGTGAACACGACGAAATCGTGCGAAATCGTCGCGAATTCTTTGCTACAGAAAATAAAGACACTGACAGCAATTCAGGAGGTGAAGGTAACGGTACGCCATTAAAGGGCACTGGTACTGAGAGTCCAACAGATGGTGAAGGTAACGGTACGCCATTAGAGGGCACTGGTACTGAGAACCCAATAGATGGTGAAAGTAATGGTACGCCATTAGAGGGCACTGGTACCGAGAACCCAATAGATGGTGAAGGTAACGGTACGCCATTAGAGGGCACTGGTACTGAGAACCCAATAGATGGTGAAGGTAACGGTACGCCATTAGAGGGCACTGGTACTGAGAACCCAATAGATGGTGAAGGTAACGGTACG